AGAAAAGTTACCAAGTGTTACAACTATATTATCTGCAACTGAATCAGCCGAGAAGCGCGAATCGTTGGCGAAGTGGAGAGAAAAGATGGGAGAGGAGAATGCGGCGCGGATCGTGGATGAGTCTGCTTCACGAGGAACGGCGATGCACAAAATACTTGAGATGTATATATTGGAAAAAGGTTATTTAGATGAGACAAACGTTGGAAAACAGGCCCATAACATGGCTACGAGGGTCATAGAGCAGGGTTTATGCAATGTACCCTTATACTACGGCACAGAATGTACTTTGTATTATCCTGGGTTATATGCGGGCCAAACTGATCTTGTTGGGGTACACAAGGGTCAAGATGCTATTATAGACTTCAAGCAAACGAACAAACCGAAGCGCCGAGAGTGGATCGGGGATTACTGTCTTCAATTGGCGGCCTACGCTATGGCCCATAATTTTATATATAAAACAGAAATTACCAAAGGTGTGGTGATGATGTGTAGTAAAGATAATTACTACCAGGAGTTTGTTATCGAAGGTAAAGAATTCCAAAAATATAAACACCAATTTTTAAGGAGAGTTGATGAATACTATAAACAAAGACATCAAACAGTTAGATAATATTGCAAATGCATACAATAAAACTGAAGGTGAGATGAAAGAGATGTGGAAACAAAAGTGGTATAAACTTGTCAAGAATGTGGCAAGAAGACATAACGAAATGTATCCAAAATTTAAGGAGGATAGATTAAACAAATGAGAGTAAGAGATCTACAACAAATATTAGGTAAATTTACTGATGGTGAAAAAGGCACCAACATATCAGATTGTCCAATATATATTGAAACTAAAGATGGTTATATGGAAGAGGTTAGATTTATAGCGTTGGAAAAAAATAAATTAATTGGTTCTCCGGAACCAGCAAGAATAGTTTTAAAACATGAAAATCTACAAAGGTTTAGGTCGCATACATATGCAGGACCTAAAAAAAATCATGGTGTTTAAAGAATCCATAATGGATAATGGTACCAAAGATGCCCAAAGCGAGAGTGGAGGGCATCTAAAACTATGAAAAAAGTAATAATACAAAGTAAAGATATAACACCAAAACAATGGTCAAATTTTATTTTAGAATTAAATTTGATTAAAAAATCCTGGAAACCTTTTGCAACAATAGAATTACAGGGTAAAGGTGTTAAAAAAATAATAATAAATGGTACAAAAAACTACAAAGTTTAGAATGATTCTAAACTGTGCCATACATAAGTGGAATTTTAGGGTAATTTTTTTTTTCAGTGATCACTTTTTATTGGTGGCACAGTGGCACAAAGTCTAAATTTGACCTATTATTGTTGATATTGTTGATTAATAGCTGTGCCAAAGGGTCTGTTTTGAGTGGCACATCATGGCACAGATGACAGTATTGTTGAATAGTAGACGATTTTGCTCTGGCACAGTAGTAAAAGTATGGTTAGTATATGCAGTAAGTGCATAGAGGTTAAATAAGCATTGGTATTGGCTGTTTATTTTTATGTACTCGGCGCGCGAGGGATTTTTTGGTTTTTGTAAAAACAAATTTGCCTAAAAATTCCCCTATAGTATAAAGAATAATATGAAACGACTTAAAAAATCTAAATACAAATCTGTAGTCATTAAAAAGAAAAGATATTATTTTTACAAAATCACGTGGTTGGACATTACGGGTGATGCCGGGCATGCAGACTTACATACAGCAGAAGGTTTTATGCCTTCTGTAATGATTACTCATGCATATTTACTTAACAAAGATAATAAAAATGTTAGAACGTTTGCAAGTTATGAACAAAATGACGAACTATTCAGTGACAGAAATGTATTTCCAAAAGGATGTATAGTTAAAATGGAGAAAATAAATGAAAAATAAAAAATTTAATTATGATGGTAGATCAAGACCTACTAACGATTTATACAAAGAAAACTTTAATAGAATCTTTAATCCCACATTGACAAAGAACATGCCTAATGTAAAATGGGATCAACTTCCACCTAGGAAGGGACCAAACTCACAAGGAGTAAATGATGGCAAAATTATACGAGGGAGTGACAAACAAGTGGTCACTAGTAAAAAAATTTCCAAGTAAGTATTGGGGTAAATTTATTTCTCTTTTAAACTATTATCAAGGTCTGATTCTATTACTGATTCTTTTATCTGTTCTTCTGGGGTAATATTAATTAAAGTTTTATGATCATCTAAAATTTGTTTCATTTTAGATTCTAATTCTTTTTCTGACATATTATCTAGATTACCTGATAAAACTAACTTTTGATCTACATATAAACCACCCGCCTTACCTCTTGCTATTTCTGCATTGATTGCAGCAGACCAAGCACCTTTAGCTCGCGCATCTTCTCGTAGCTTTGCTAGTTCCCCTAAATGTTTTTCAAATGTAATACCGTATTTTTCTTGTATTTCTGCTCGCAACTCACCAATATATTGCACAACCAATGGTGCAATTTTAGGATTTCGTAGCTCGCTCGCAGCCTGACGAGGTCTAGTTTTGTATCCTGCTTCATAAGCACACTCGCTCGGGCTCTTGCGCCCCTCGTTGTATACTAGTAATTCTGCAAACTTTTGTTGTCGTTCTGTTAGGTTTTTTGATAGTCCCATAAACTTGACTTCTAACGTAAATTATCGTATAAATCAATATCATTAATAGCTTTTAAGTTTATGTTAATGGGGGGTGGCTTACGACCTACCTTGCTTTGCAGTTGGTACTGATACTGACCCCCTTTTCATTTCTTTGCTTGCACGCTCGCACGCTTTCCAATTTTTATACCCGTTCTCTCTTAACCAGATACTATGTAAATATAATATTTTATTGTGTCTATCTTGATTTATCATCGAATCTCCTTATTTGACAGTCATCATCTAAATAACATTCATCACTTCGCTCACCCACCCATTGCAATATTTCTTTTTTAAAATCTTCTGGTGTCAATTCACCATTTAAAATACCCGCCATATCCTTTAGCAAGTCTTCTTTTTTGGTACAATTGGGTTGACAATAAATATCATAAAAACAATCACCTATTGTATTGTAGTGAAATTTAAAATCTTTCATAAGTCCCCGTCTTCTATTTCTCTTTTGGTTGTGCTTGGGTCTAATGCTAGTTCTATTTTTTCTTTTAAATCTCTACTATCTTGTGCAAGATAATTTTTTTCTACAATTAATCTTACTTCTTCTTTGCTACTAAATTCAAACTTTTCATCTTCCCATTCATCTATATTTGAATCCAACCACCTTATAACCATACCAATAATTGCCTCATACTTCTGCTTGCGCTCGTACTCTCTAGCCCTATTCTTACTATCTCTATAATTGTGTCCTTCATCTCTTTGTGTCATATTTGTTTCCTCCAATCCTTATCAACTAAATAAATACCATCATCTTTTTCTGACCATAATGTTTCATAAGGTTGATTAGTTTCCTCAATCCAATCATCAATCATTTCAACATCAGTTTTCCAAGAACCACATTCATAGTCTTGCCATTCCTTCTCTGTAGTAAATTCTACCCATTTTCTATATGATGAGCATGTCTCCCCAAAAGCATAATCATTTGGATAAAATCCATAATGATCTACAGTTATTTCAACATCAATTGTTTCTGTTTGTTTTTTCATTTTTTATACCACCCTTTGTCTTCAATAAGATCACAGATAACTTTAAACTCATCTTCTACTTTGTTCTCAAAATCTTGATCCCAATCTCTTTTAGAATTAATTTTACAAATTTCTAATACTTTTTTTAGTTTATCTTTGTATGGGTTAACAACTTTAAACGCTCGGTCATAACATCGCTCACTCGCTAACTCTTCATCTTCTGTTATCTCTAGCCCCGCACTCTCACATTCTTGTATGATACACTCTTCAACTTCAAATCCAGGTGTCAAATCATTCATACAAAAATAATGTTCTGGTAGTTTATATTTTTTATTCTTCATTACTTTCCTCTTCATATGTTTTATAATCTTGCAACCATTCATTTATTGTAATTCCAATATGCTCTGGAAAGTCAGTAATAGTATGATCGTACCAAGTACCGTCTGGTCGTTCTACAACTGCGGTAATTGTCCAATCAGTTATTTTATGTTTTGTCATATTATCCCTTCTGTTCTTTATTATAATAATGCTCGTATCCCGCGTAGTCTTCTACAACCTTGCCCGTGTCCACATCTTCTCTATACACTTCCATATACTTACAATTAAGACACTCTAAAATATAACCCTCTTCGGTATCTTTAAAAGTTTCCTGGAATCCTTTACCGCCTTTGCATTGGGTACAATCCCAATCTTGCACAAATCCGCTCATTGCTTGCTCGCTTGTTTTTTAAAAAAATAATCATACTCTTTGAAAAACTCTTCTTTACTTTCATATGTTTTAGTTTCATAAAATTTCTCTTGATGTCCCTCTTCATCCCTTCCAAACTCTAACCTTAACTCTGCATACGGATCATCGGGTTTATCATAGAATTCCTCTACAAATCCATTACTCCAACCGTCTTTGTAATAATTTTCTGATCTCATAACTTCTGATAAAAAATCTGCAAAGTTAGATAGATTATCTTTAGACCATTCTCTTTTTAATTTTGAAGTATCATAGTAAAAATTCACTCGTTCCCCTCTTCCTCTTCATCATCCTCGTGCCAAAAAACAATATTGTTTTCTATGTCGTGATCTGCTTTTTTTAACTCTTCTTTTGTATAGGTATCTAAATACCCCCAATTTGTATGACCGTAAGTGTCTCTACAATAATCGTCTATATATTCGCTATGATCTCTTGCCATATTATTCCTTCTGCTCGCTCGCTTG